TAATGAATTAAATTTACTTTCCATATCACAAAGATATGTATTATTATTTAATAAACAAAAAAATCCGATAATTAATTATCGGATTTTAGTTTTTATTTAAAAGTGGTGTAATTACCTTCAATGAAATTTATGTGTTGTGACCTTCCGTCTTTATGTATTATAACGTGAGTTTGTAACCATGAGCTTGGACCTATGTTATAACCAACACGCATTTTTGTTGATGTACCCACAGCCAAGGCACCATCTTTACGACCTGGTGAGTTACCAGTTAAAGATACCGAACCGTTTTTAGCTGATTGAATCCAGAAACATTTATTTTTAACCGAAACGCAGTAAACTTTAGTTTTAGCTTGATAAGAATTGAAACCCCACCCATTAAATCTAACATCGTGATTCATTTTCTTGTTATTTCTAACAAAACCTCTATCACTACACCAAGTTATAATATTTAATGTTTTATGGTTCTCGTTTTCAGCTTCTCGTTTGGTTACAGTATGTGAATAACCTAGTCTATTTAAAGCAGAAGAAATAACACTAGACTCAACTTTATTAGTTGTTGTGTATTGGTTACCATTAGTACCAGTATCAAAAGTACCATCCCAATATTTAAGTTCATCAATTAAAATCTCAAGTGAAATACTATCCCATTCTAAAATTTCAACGGATATATTTTTAACGCTTTTTAAATTATATTTATACCCCATTAATTTTTTATATAAATCACCTCTAGTTGATATATAACCGTCAAAATTACCAATTTCATCAGTATAAATTATTAAATCATCACCAAATAATTCTTTTAATCTATTTATTTTTCTTTCTTTCTTTAAATGAAACCTAATTCTATAACTATCTTGTGAACCGTCAGCGGCTATAGATACTAATTGTCTAATAACTTTTTCTGGTATTGACACACCGAAAGTTTCTTCTGGTAATGCAGATAATGGTAACTCTGAAGATGACCTAGTACAAATTGCTTCGCTAGCTGGTAAATATGTACCATCGCTCATCATCAACATGTGTTTATCAGTAAATGTTTGTTCAAAACCATTACCTTTTATTTGTAACATAACACCCTCATAATCCGTTTCAATAAATTCATCAACAATGTTCCAAACATTTTTATTAGTATTAGGGTCAAAACTTAATATTTCATCACCCTCTTTAATTGACCTAATTTCTTTCCAACCACTATTTTTAGTTTGAACTTTATACTCAGCTGGTAAACAATGATAGTGACCAACAACTATCTTAGTGTTCAATTTTCTAAACTGCAACAAAGAACCTCTACTACCATTTGCACCTACATCACCATGTTGACCTAATTCCCAACCTCCATTCACTTTGTAAGAAGCACTTCTACCCAATGTAATGAATTTAGGGAATCTTTTATTAATAAGGCATGGTATAACACCTTTAACATTATAAGGGTCTTTCTCAGCTTGTTCTAATAACAAATCAGTAAATTGCATATACAATCTAGAATTCTTATGTGTTGGTTGTCTTTTCCAATCTTCATTCTTAATCCATCTATCTAAGAAATCATCGTGGTTACTTCTAACGATAACAACATTTTTAAATTTTTCAAAGGCTGATAATCCATCCATCATGTTATCGATTTCTTTACCTAAATCATTTAACCCTAACCTATCTTTACCAAATTGTAAAATTGGGTCTTTCATTTCATGGTGAGATATTGATTGACCATCAAATACATCATGGAGTACAACGTGATTTGGTTTTAATTTATCCATCAATCCTAATGTTGAATCCAAAACAACTTGGTCATGGTGACCGTAATGTAAATCACCTAACACAATAGCTTCGATTTCACTAATCTTTTTAACTTTACCGTTTTCAACGCTGTGGAATAAATCAATAAAATTACCAGTTTTGTCATCAGCTGTTACTTGCCGAGCATGAAATATATCCTCATCTTGTATCTCAACAATAACAAAACCAAATGTATGATGGAATTCACCCACCTTACCAGACTTAGAATCAGTATAGTTCTGCATACTCAAAGCACCAGTTGTTAACATCATCTTAGGTACATTACCTTCCAAAACTGGAATCATTTCCATTTGTACTTTAGGTGCACCGAAAATACAAGAGTTAACACCACTCAATGCTTGCATACCAGTCATTGGGTTAATAGCAGTTGGTTGAACCTTGATATCACTCATGATACTAACATACTTGTGAATATCATGTCTATTCGCATCTGCATAAACCATAATTTCTTCAGCCCAAATTTCTTGCTCCTCATCTTGGAAAACACTAGTTGGGTTTTTATATCTACCTAAGATAACATGGATATCAGCATTTATGTGTTTGGCATATGCTTCCATATTTTTCAAGAGTCCTCTATTTATAGGTGTATTGTTTTGTGCCCATGAAATGATAAAACGTTTCTTATTAGCATCATACATTCTAGTTTGTGCTTGAAGATATTGTTCTGGTTCTATCTCTGGTTTTTCTAAGATATCTAATTTCTTAGCCCAATTTCTTACAGTTCTTTCACCTTTACCTATCATCTTACCCAAAGAGAACATTCGTTCTTCCCATGTTAAGTTTTTATCTCGGTAAATATCCGTAAAATTTTCTTTATCTTTCTTTGTTAAATCTTTAAACTTCATGTATTTTTTTATTTTATGTACAAATTTACCACTTTAAAAGTTAGGTTTCAACTTTAATAATGAATTTTTCATCTTTTTTTTCGCCTTGTATAAATTACTTTTGGATGTACCCTCGGTTATCCCTAATATTTCACCGATTTCTTTATGTGGTTTTCCTTCACCATAGTATAAGTTAATAACCTCACGATATTTTGGGGTTAACCCATTGATAACATCAGTTAAGTCATTATAAAAGATAGCGTATATAGATGATTCTTCAACTTCTTCGGAGAAACCATCATAAAGTTCAACACATTGTGTTTTTTTTAAAGACCTATGATGGTCCATGGCTTTATTTCTGGCGATTGTTAACAACCAGTTTCTAACTTTACCAATAGTTCTACCATCAAATTTATAAATGTTTTTAAAACAACTAATGAAAGTCTCTTGAGTTAGTTCATTAACCGTGTCATCATCCATAGTATATTTACCACAAACAAATTTAACATTATTATAGAACATGTTAAACAATAACCTATGTGATTTTTGGTCGTTATCAATACAACCTTGTATAATTAATTCTATTTCCATATTATTTATTGTTTAAAATTATCAACTCCGTAGACTTTTTTTTTTACCGCTCATTTTCTAAACTAATAAATAAAATAAATACTAACCATCCCCAACCTTCTAATCCTTTAGATGCTAGGTATACAATACCACCCACTAGGGCAAATTGTAATAATTTTGTAGGTGTCATCATATACTTGTTTTTTTAATTGATTTTAATGCATCGTAACTTAACCCTAAGTTGTTAGCAGCGATTGCCATACCAATTTGTTCAGCAACACTAATAACTACAATTTTCTCATGTACCATAGACTCTAATGAATCACTAATAACCAACTCAGTCAATAATGATTCATCAATACGATTATACGCTGGACCAGATAACACACCATGACTAATGATTGCTCTAACACTCTTGGCACCATTTTCGATAAGAACCTCAGCCGCTTTGCATAGAGTACCAGCAGTGTCAACAATATCATCCAATATTATAACATCTTTACCATTCACATCACCAATGATAACCATCTCGTCAATAACATTGGCTTCTCTACGTGTCTTGTCTATCATCACATAATTGTTTCATACGTTTAACACGTTTTCCACTACCAGCATCTGGTCCGCATAAAATTATATCATTTAAACCATTATCTTTTAATAGATGAATATAGTCATCAAAAACATTTTTACCTTCGATGTGAGTCACTGGAATCTCAAAAAACCCTTGTATTTGGTCAGCATGTAAATCATAAGTTATAATACTAGTAGCACCCAACGCTTCAAGTTTCAAGACTATAACCTTAGCACCTATTGGTCCGCGTGATTGGTCTTTTTTATCTTGTCTAGCGTATGGGAAATATGGTAAAATAACAATGATTTCTTGAGCAGCACCACGCTTAGCAGCATCAATAGCCAATTCCAATTTAATGATTTCATCCGATGTGTTAGGGCTTGATAGAATGTATACTCGTTTACCACGAACAGAATCAATAAAATCAACACATAATTCACCGTCTGAAAACTTTTGACTTCTTAGGTAACCCATTTCTATGTCTTCTTCTGGTGATTTAAAGTTCCATGAATTTGTTGCTTTAATTATTTCTTTTGCGATGTGTTCTCGACCATCTAAGGAGAACAATAGTGAATTTATCATATTTTTAAGTTTTTACAAAGATAAATAAAATATTTGTTTATACCTAATAATTAATTATTTATTTTTTTGTTTATAATGATAACCTATAAATATAAATAATATTACCATTATTACAAGAAACAACAACTTAATAAACATAAATAACCCTAACAAAACTGCTAGGGTTATAAAGATAAGGTTAACCTTACTCATTATTTTACTTTTACAGCTCTCCAATTTCTATCGTGATACTGCGTAGCATAACTACCTAATTCAAAATTACCATTGAACATAATAACATCCAATGCCAAAGGTAATTCATTATATAATTTATCCCAATCGTCTTTTTGTTCTTTAGAATATTCAACTATTTCTTCCATATTAAAAGGGTCGAAATCTTCTGGCATACCATTAAGAATAAGGTCTATAGCTTCATATAGATTATTTTCACCAAATGGTGCTGGGTCTTCTACTTCGTTTTCAGTGCCAACAATAAAACCTTTATCGTTAACACTCCATTTTAAGTGTTTCAACAACTTAATATGGTTTTCTGTTA